TTGTTTATTAAAAGATAATGTTTTATATTAGCATTACTAAAACAATTTATCATGCATAGTTACGAAGAACTTTTTTATAGAAGTTACACAAAACAAGAATTAATTAATATTCTATCCAACCCAAAACATTTGAATTCATTTAGGGCAAGATGTAAAATGGAACTTGACCGAAGGCAAAACGAAGAAGGAGACGAATCTGCGGAAATGGTTGGAATATGATAACACTACTAAACGGAGATTATTGGGGCAAAGAAGAAATCCTTGTCCAAATGGAAAGTGACGAGTTTTATTATGGACATCTTAACAAAAATGCGTTAAGTAGTAGTAGTTTAAAAACACTTCTTAAAAGTCCAAAGTCTTATAGATATATAATGAAGTATGGTAATAATCTTGACACCCCAGCACTTCGCCAAGGAAAACTTTTCCATTGGATGGTCTTAGAACCCCATAAGATTGATAAGATACATTTTATTGATGTTGCTTCAAAAACCAACAAACTGTATAAAGAAGCGTTAACAAGTCATGACGAAGTTTATTTGGAAAAAGAAAAGATGGAAGCCGAACGACTAACCGATGCTTTATTAAGAAATGAAGCCGCACTAAAACTATTAAATAAATCGGAGTTTGAAGTTCCCGCAATAGAAATGATACAAGGATTTGCGGTAAGGGGCAAGGCGGATATTTTAAAAGGCGACCACTTAATAGACCTAAAAACATCTAACGAACTATCAACGTTTAGATATAGTGCCGAAAAATACGGTTATGATTTACAAGCATACATTTATAAAAACTTATTCAAAGCTAGTAAGGTGACGTTCCTTGTTATAGATAAGGGAAGTTGCGACATAGGAATATTTGAAGCGAGTGACGAATTTATAGAAAGGGGCAAAGATAAATTTAGACAAGGTATTGATTTATATAAATACTTTTTTGTAGAAGATAACGACATTGACCAATACGTAATGCGTGGTATATTATAAAAAATTTGGAAAAAAAATATATATACAGTAAACAAACTAGCCTTTGGGGAAAAAGAGAAATTATAGGGTTTGGAAATAAAGAATTTTATATTAAAGAAATTGAAAGAAATATTGCAAATAAAATTATAATGGAAAACCATTATAGTAAAAAATACTATAACGCAACTTACATACATTTAGGATTATTTGTTAAAAATGACCTAAAAGGTGTTTTACAATATGGCTACGCAATGAATCCCGCTTCATGCGGTAGTGTTGTAAAGGACACAAAACAAGATGAATATTTAGAACTTAATAGAATGTGGATTGCCGACCGAATTGGCGAATATCCCGAAAGCAAATCAATAAGCTATTCGTTAAAATATATAAGAAGAAAATTTCCTAAAATAAAATGGATTCAATCTTTTGCAGATGAAAGGTGTGGTGGATTTGGTATTGTTTACCAAGCATGCTCATTTGATTATTATGGTTCACACAAAAGCGATTTTTGGGAATTAGAAGGAAAGGTTTACCATAATATACAAATGACCGTATCTAAAGAAAGTAAACGTTATTCGGGAGAAGCAAAATACTTACAAGAAAATAAACATAGGGCAAAAAAAATGAATTTAAAACAATTTAGATACATTAAATTTTTAGACCAAAGGGAAAAGAAAAAATGCCTTTTAAAAAAACAACCTTATCCAAAACACTATAAACATGAAACAAATTGACATACCATTTAAAGATTTATCGCCAATAAGTTGGTTTGATAAAAACTTAAAACAAATAAAAAAAGGTTACGAGGGGGAAAACGAAATAAGAAATTTTTTAAGTACACAAGGCATTAATTTTATGCAAATTGATTTGATGTTTAATTATAACAATAATTATTATTGTGCCGAAGTAAAAACACAAGAAAAATACTTATCACCACCTTTTGATGGACATGGTTTGCCAATGTGGCAAATAAAATCAAGAATGGAATTATATAAACAAAAGAACATTATACCATATTTATTTATAAGATGTTTAAGCGATAATGTAATTTATTATCAAGATTTAAGGATTTTAATGCAAACAGAATAT